CCAATTTGTTAGTATCTGCAGCTTTACCTTTCTTCTGTTCCTTAATCATCAAATCTTTATATTTGACGCGGTCTGTATACATTTTCTCCATGAGAGCAGGTAAGAAACCTTGTTTCTTACGAGTATACAAAGAACCATTTGGAGTCATGGTAAGATTTTTCTCTTTAAGAAAAGCAGTATCCACTTCACGATTAAGTAAAGGCTCTACTAATCCAGACTCAGGATACATATTTACAAGTGTCTCAGGAGAAATATTATATTGCATTATCAAATGCGGATACAAAGAATTCAAGTCAAAACTAGCAACCCACTTATGCCTACCGATTTGAGGATCTTTCACATAGGCACCTTCGTATGCTTCTAATTTAGTCTCATGTTTCTTTGGTGGAACAACAATTTGTTGGTCTTTCAAATGATTATAGATAATACAATCCCACATCTTCACAGGACTGAACACATCATTGAAGTTACACTTGGCCATGTAAGCTAGTGAGATAATCATCTCCAAGAGTTTCATCTTTTCTTCTAGTTTTTCCAACAAGACAACATCATGAACATTATAGTCAACAAACTTCTGAAAGTTTGTTTTGTATAGTTCGTGTAGTGAAGAATATTCTGAATAATCTAATTTCTTTTCACCTAACTCTGCGTAGGCTATGTGATTCAAAGAATAAGACTCTTGATTGACATAGGTAAACTTTTTATAAGCATCCATGTAATCAATACTTGAAATACCAACTAATTCAAAAACCTGTTGTTTTCTATTACCAAGTAGATTTATTTCATTCTCTTTATACCAACCCCAAGGCGAAAGTTTGTTAGCCATTTTTTGACCAAGAATCTTGACTATACGATTGACAAGATACGGAATATCAAAGAATCTTGAATTCCATCCAGTAATAATATCTGGATAATTCATACTCCAATCATTCACAAATTCAAGTAAAAGGTGTTCTTCATTTGTACAAGGAACATACAGAATACCTTCACTTGGTTCATATTCTTGACAACCATATACTCTAAAAGTTTCTCCACAACGATAAGAGATAGCCAAGACTTCTTCATTTGCGTTTCTTACATCTGGAAATCCATGTTCGGAACTAGTTTCAATATCAATATAACCAATTTTAATCTTGTTCAAATCGTAGTCTACCATACCACGATAATTATCAGAAATAAAAGAATATTGGAACTGGTCAAACCCAAAAACATTACCACCATATTCTTTCATGGCTTGGCGTGACTCTTTCATAGAGCCCCACTTTACAGGAGCAACATTTCGATTATTTAAAGTTTTCCATTGAGGATTTTGAGGTTTGTGAGATTCTACAAAAAGGGTGGGCTCGTAGTTTACCTTTTCTTTGAAAGGTTCACCACGCTCATTGACGCCCCTCAAAGCAATGAAATTACCATGAGGCTGTACGTTTGTATAAAACATTATAATTTTCTAATTGGTGGTCAGGGATAGTCTATGTATTTCACATAACTCACGTTTAACTTATCTAAATTATTATAACATAATAAAATGTGATTGTCAACCCATGACCGTCCACGATTTGCACCTATCACAAATAAGATTTGTAGATAAATTAACCACACATATTTCATATTTTCCTCCTATGTGAGAAGGCCTGCCTTATATTGGGTCTTCCCATTGACTCTTAGAGCCGTCATTGCTTTACTGCGGTTACTCCCATCAAGAACATAAGAACAATGTACCCATCCGCTATTTGGGTCAACTCCATCATAAAATTCTAGAATGAGTTGGTCAAATATTAAATTTTCAGAAATCCATTTTGCAAGGTCTGGATTTGAAATTTTTGTAGATTCAAAGTCTGCAGCTTGTCCATTACAATGTTGACTTGTTTTAGATCCGCCTACTGCCTTGTTCAATGCTGGAGAACGATATCCACTATTAATGCGAATAACTCCAAATTCTTCTCTTACTGGTTGTAAAATAAAATTACAGAGATTAACTAAATTAATAACGTGTTCTCTTGTTGCATCATTTGAGATACCTAAACGGTCAGCAGTAGAACTTTTTATCATTTCTTGATACCCAAAGTTTTTTGTCAGGTGTCCATTATAAGTTGGTATCTTGACTGCCATAATATTTCTCCTAAGATTTATCTATATCAACTGATCCAGTAGTAGGATCATATTTAAGCGTGAATGTCATTTCTATTGGTTTGAGTGTCCCATCGGCTTTAACTATGGGTAATTTTCCTTCAACCGCACCCATCAATGCATCTTTAGCATTATCAAACGTGTGTGATGGGTCAGCCTTTACAATTTTATCTAATTCTTTTTTTGCGCTATCTGGAAGTATTTCATCTATCATCGCTTCCACATGCTCTGTAGCTAAATCAGTACATTTGTCAACCACAAGACTAGAAATAACATTAAATAATAATACTGGTAACATAACAATCTCCTAAAACTTAAATCCTTTCGGATCTTGTAGGTACTTTTCCCACATTTCCATTCCACGTACCGACATTGGCCGTGTTTCTGGTACTTTTTGAAAAAATTGATCGCGGGTTAAAAATTCATATTCTTTTTTTTCTTCCACATCATCAAAAAGTACTTCTTTTAATACTTTTCTTTTTGCCATTGTGTGTCCTATTGTAAATTTTTCCATGTATTGGTTTTTTTAAAATTATCTGGATCAGATTTAAAATACTCATACTCTTCTTCAACATTCAGCTGAAGTCCAGAATCAATCACAGATTTTCTAAAACTTTCAATGTCATTCCAATGTTTACTAGCATGTTTAACTGCCTTTTCTGCTTTTTTAGGAGCTTTTAAAATTTCTCCCATTGTTTTAGATACTTTCTTTTTACCTTTACGTGCCTGTGCCATACTTCACTACTCCTATTGGGGTTTGTATTAATCTATATATTTATTTATAATCCCCCAATCTTGGCAGATTGGGGGCACCACGTGTGGCTATTGACCGATGGGAATCAGTCTAGGCTTTTTCTCATCTGGAATTACACGTTCCAGATTCACTATAAGCATACCGTCTTGGAGATCAGCATTTTGAACAATGATATCATCACTCAACTGGAATGACCGAGAAAAGGCTCTCTTGGCAATTCCACGATGTACAAAACCGATTTCATTGTTGGAACTTGTTTCATCATTATCACCCCCATCATCATCTTTCTTGATAACTGAACGGACAGTAAGAGTGCCCTCAGTTAGTTCAACTTCAATGTCACTTTTTGTAAAACCAGCAAGAGCTAATTCTACAACATACTGTAATTCATTGACTTTACGAATGTTATATGGTGGATAACTTGTTTGAGCGATATCCACATTAGAAAGACGATTAAAAAATCCATCGAATCCAACGCTGAATCCGAGCATTTTCTGTAAGTCTTGTGGTGTGGGGAATGTGTGTGGTGCTAATGTATACATAAGTCCTCCTTTAAAGCGAGGTTAATATTACACTCCAATCTTCAGCACGTAGACTTGGAGTAATCACAAACAGAAATACAGAATCTATTTGTGGATTAGAGGTTACCACTATTGGTCAACCTCAGTCGCGCCAACCTTCTCCTTTGAAGAGATGTTCGCAACGATGTTTGAAAACAGTCCAAAGTAGACTGCTTAAAGAATCTGAAGTATAATTTCCCGATTCCTTTACTATCAATTTATATTTAGTCTTCATAAATTTTTCATCAATTTGCCAATTACTATAATAGTATTTAGTCATAATGTAAAAAAAAGTGAAAAGGGTGGGTTTAATCACCCTTTGTCAGATGATATAAGTTTACTTCTTGGAATAAATTCCCCAAAGTACCCATATTGCAGCTAGACCAACTAGGCCTTCACTTCCGAGTGTTTTAACTAAGCCAGTAACTGATCCAACGACATCAAGGCCGATGAAAGGAACAGCTGCTCCAAAAAGAATTTGAAGAACTACGCCCAATGCGATTAACGCAAGACCAGCTTCTGTAAGACTGCGAATCCAGCCTGTTGCTTTTTCTAACATAGGATTACTCCCTTTTTAAATTAAAGTTTTGGCCATATAACAATTTGCTATTTGCCTGTAGAACCAAATCCACCTTCTCGCTCGGTCTTTTGAACTGGTGGTTTTTTGATTTCGGTTAAACCATGATATATCTTTTTCACCAATTCAGCTTGACATACTCTATCTCCATTATTTATTGTTTTTGGAGATTGAGATATGCTAGTCATCATAACGAAAATAGGATCTACATAGTCAGAATCTATTATACCTTCACAATTTGTTAGGTATAAACCTTCTTTCCAAGCCAAACCTGACCTAGAATGAAGTCTAACTGAGTAACCTTCTGGAATATCAAAAATCAATCCAGTAGGAATCATTACTCTTTCCATGTTGTTAACTTGAAGAACTCCGTTCTTAAAAGGCTTTGCAATTACTCTGTTTAGAGTATCTTGATGAACTTCATATTTGTCTAATCCATCAAAACATGCATGAATATCGAAACACGCTGAACCCTCTGTTGCATAAATGGGGTCTTTAGCATTCGGATGTAATTTATAAAATTTTAATGTTTCATTCTTTATTGTTTTGGTCGCCATCTTCAGTCCTTTTACTTCCAATATTATATTTAGCTGTAAGATCCCATTGGTCTTTTTCTTTAAAAGATAGGATCTTTAGTTGATTCAATGGAACAACTAATTCACTTGAAGATTCTGGATTCACTAGTGCAATTAAGCCCCATTCCGATAAAAGATTTGCTATTGTGTTACGTCTTGCTTGGTCATTTTCTGAGTAATTGGTTGGTTTACCATCAAGTGCAAATAATTCTTTAAAATGTACTATATAATATCTACCTTGTTTATGTAGTATGTGACAAGATTGATATAATATTTTGTCCTTTCGGGAAGCTACCCCGATTCTAGTAAGTGTTTCACGCACCTTGAGAAAATCATCTGGATTCTCCAGAGTGCACTCCACCATGTTCTCTGTTCCTGTTGTCATTTTCCACTCCACCTTGATTCAGTTTATTTATGATATAAGCCAACTGATTTCCAGAAAGAATTCTTAGAGCATCTTTGGCTTTCTCATAACTAAATCCATAATACTCTTTCACCAATTCAACATTCTGTAGTTTCTCTGGTTTCAGCCACTTACTATATCTACGTTTCTTTCTAATATTATTTAGTAGATAGTCAAATTGAAGTCTGGCATCAAGGTGGTGGTTTCGGTTCATTTCATTTACTTGAAATATAGTGTCCATAAAGAAAGATAAGCCACGATTAACAATAAAAGATGAATACTTTCTCTCATCTTGTGGAGTAAGCATCACATTCTCTTTGGTTTCGTTAATCGCTTTTAGGTAATCAAATGGACTCATAATTTTCCTAATTCAGTACAATTCATCATTCCACTATCTGATGCCTCTGGTTTATCTGTATCATATTTTCCTCCCAACATTGAGCTACCAAAAATATCTCCTGCAATAGAAATTCTAGGAGTTTCATAATTGTTGATAGTTACACTATGAGGAACAAAATCTGGAAACAGAGTTAAATATCCTACCTTGTTTGGTACATGAAATGCATCTGCTTGTACAAAAGGAAAAGTTACAGGATGATAATAAGAAGTAAATGTTTCTTTTGCTCTTATACTTAAATG